TGTAGGTGTTTGTGTAGGAGTTTGTGTAGGTGTGTTAGTCGGTGTATTAGTTGGCGTTAAGGTTGGTGTAGGAGTTACAGTACTCGTTGGAGTAGGAGTAGGTGTAGTCGTACTTGTTGGAGTAGGTGTAGGAGTTGGTATTACACATGTATCAACATATATTAAAGTACCAGTAACATGATTTGCTGATGCTACACGGAAACCACTTGCGGTATTTTGACCAACAAAGAAATTCTCATCACCTCTATCTTGTGTACATTCTGTTAATGAGTAGTTTGATGTAGTAGCTGATTGAGATTCAGTCCACCAATATTCAGTAGGGCTAGTATAACTGTAGAACATTGGTCTTGATATACCTGTACCACCATAGTATCTATCACAAACATCATTAACACTAGTACCTGTAATTTGGGATATTTGAAATGAGAATGGTGCGGGAGCATTACCTAATAGAGAGAAGAACGCTGAACTATTTGGTATTCCTGCTGAACTCCAACCTGTCTGACTTTGTTGTGTCGTTCCATCACTATAATGTTGTATTCTTTGAACAAAGTATAATGGTGGTATAGGTGATTGAACAAAATTAAAGAATGTATATCCTGTAACTACAGCGGTACCCTGTATATTACCAAACTCATAACCTTCTTGTTCAACTTCTGTTGGGTCCATATATATCTTGAAACCTGGCCACGTTGAACCTGTTGTAATCTCTTGGTAGTGTATATCACTTATAACTCTATTACAAGTATCACAGTCATCAGTTCCATCAGATTCTAATCTAGTCTCAAGGGTTTGAACTATACCTGTTTCTAAATCTAAGAATTTTAAATCAGGATATGTATTCTCCCATGAGTAGTAGTTTCCAAGAATATTTGAACTGTTCACTTGATAAGCTACAGTTGGTCTATCAGGTTCGTTAGTTCCTGGTGTGTAGTATATGTAATTGGCATTATTCTCATTCTCTGATTCGTAGGTATAAGAATATAAGTCAGGTACCGTTGAATCTTCAACTATTGCTCTACCCTCTTCTAACTTATTATAAGCAAACTGTGGGTTAGTACTACCAGTAGTATAACACTCATATATGGAATAATAATACTGTCCCTCAAATGGGAATATCTCATAAGGTCCATTAGCACCATCATAGTTATTAGGTTCACTACCTTCAACGAATGTAAATTCATCGTATCTGTTTGTTGAGGTTGATATATTCTTTGGAAAAAACTGAACAGACTCCTTAGACATAATATGTTCAAAAGAGAATAAATAGTTAGGCGACGATATAGTCTTACTACTCGACACCGTAACGGCTAATTTATTTTGTTGGTTTCTTTTAATTAATAACATTATAATGCTTATTATAAATTTTATCTAATATCTGTTCAATATCTACTTCACCTTCCCCGTTAAACGTGTGTATCTCACGTTTAAAACAGTTTTGATGTCCTTGATGATAGAATACCTCAACTTCTAATATATCTGTTCTTAAATCCAATGTTAGTTTACCTACACTATATCCTGTGTATTCAACATGTCCATAACTGAATTTACCAACAGCGTCTATCATTTACGCTTTAGTTAATCCTAATTGCTCAAGTGTCCAATTTATAACGTACTCGTCATCTGAACCCCATGCCGCATAAGAAGCACCGTCCATAAGTAATTGATGTCCTTCTGTAAGACCATCACCTTTTACAAGTGCTGAAATACGTGCTGAACTATCAAGTTGTACAGAAACGTCTAATATCTCTAATTTGTCTAATGACCTTACTACAGGTACTATATCTACTATTGTCATATCTTTATTCTTTAATTTATTTTATTCTGTTTCTCCACACTCAACCCAACCTTCAGGTATCTGTATTTGTGAGTCCCATTGTTCTTGTGTTAAACAATCTTTTATTTCGTCTTTAACCATAACAAAATAACTCTCTGTTGTGGCTGATGGTGAAAAACCATTTTGAAAACATGTAGGATATCCCCATGTCTCAGTACCCGTTGAAGGGTCAGGCCATCCTTTACATACGTTTATTGTGTCTATTACGGCTTCAGCATCATCATATGTTGCGTGTTGTAACCATCCTGTTAAGTTATTATTTTCCATATTATAAATCTACTATTGGTATGTCATTAGGATTACCCTGTTCAGAATAAAGACCTAAATCGTATTTATGATAGAAGTAACGGTTAACACTAAGTCTATCCGTATCACTTACAATGTCGTTGGTAGCAAATACCTCAACAACTTCACCATCTAAGTTTCTAAATATTTCAAATGGTTCATCATCAAATGGGAATTCATTAGCTACGGCATTTATACTTGATTTAGTTGACCCCGTATATCCTGTATAGTTATATTCGATGTTAGCTTGATTACCTTGTAACATACTAAACCAACCATTAGCTTGAGATATATTAGTACCATCAAAAGAAGTGTGTACCAATTCAGATTGACTATAAGCACCTAACTCATTTCCACCGTTTGAATCATATCGGTCTTCCCATACTTGAGTACCTCTTGCAGTAATTCTAAAACCAGGACTACTATCTGACCTTCTTCTTTGACCACCAAATCTTTTTAAACCTGTACTTTGTGGGAAATCTCTTGAACCTACATATGGTAATACACTTGCTCCTACTTGTGCTCCCATGTAAATTAATGACCAAACCTCTTGTTTCCAAGATTGGTCCCAAGTCTCAGATGTATATAATTTACCACTTGTTGTTGTACTTTGACCAACCTTTGGAGTTGTTGCTCCTGCAGTAAAGTATGTAGAGTCATCATACACCCATTGTAAGGACGCTGAAGGTTGTTGTAAAGCTGTAAGACCTATACTACCACCTGTTATCTTATTATCGACAGAGGTTACGTAATCCACACCCAAGTCAGTTCTTAGATTAACTGTACTAGTATCTGATAAATCATACCAACCTTGTGCTGAACTTACATCAGATGGGTCAAATGAAGATATTGTAATACTTTGAGATACACCATCAATAGATACTGTACCACCTGTTGTACTAAAATAACCCTCAGGGAGAATCGTTCCAGTAAAACTTGTTATCGTATTACCTGTTACACCATAAAAGTCTGTTAGAGCCCATGTAACTGATGTATTGGCTGTCAATGTAACGTTACTAAATTGTGTCATTGATGTAGGAGTAATAAAATCTGCTACGGTTAATTCACACGTCTTATTAAAAGATGGAAAAAATACATCATAATCACCCTTAATATAACCTATATCCCAAGTATAAGGAATTATCACACTATTAACTGATTGCGTTCCCCCTGTATCAGGAGTGAATGTAATGTTAGCAGTTTGACCACTATAGTTTGTTGATTTAATTTTTATCATATCTCTATTTTATTTATTCTGTTGGTGGTTCAGGTGGACCTACGGGTACACAAAAATCAATCAATGGTAATACTTTTATCCAATCAAATTCAGAGTACTCAATTTGTGTAATCTCATCTTCAGTTAAAATCCAATTATCGTTACAATCTTGAACAGGTCCAAAGAAACTATATTGATTATAGAATTGTCCTTGTAACTCGTCTCTTTGTACATCTGTTATTATAGCTACTTTTATCATATTAATAGTTGTTTCTACCCAATGTTGTTTGGAAGTCGTTTATCAGTTCAGAAAACTTAACACATTGTGCTGCAGTTAAATCATTACCAATTGCGTATGATTTAATAGTACCGTTAGTTGTATCGTTAGCAGAGTTACCACCGAAACCTGGTATGTTTGTCCTGTTATCACAACCAATTGATAAGTATCTATTTTGGTTTGCGTTTGATACCGCTCCTGCACTTATTACTTGTACCTCATCTTGATAAGCTACCAAACTAGTTGCTGCGACAAGAGAACCAATTAAGTTACCATTTTGTCTTTGGAATGTAGTACCAATTGGTGACCAAGTGTTTTGTGAACCATATCCAAAGTAACCTGTATTATTAGAACCAAAGTCTAATATTATATTGTTTTGGTTTCCACCACCTCCACCACATAAGTAGGATTTAAAGTCATCATCACCACTAACATAAATGTGGTTGAATCTACTAGTTGGTTGAGAATCTGCAGGGAAATGTGTATTGGCTCCTGTGTTTGTTCCATTACCTTTATAACCGTCACTACTAAACGTTGGTGAGTTTATATAAGTTAAATCGTATGTTGTACCTGATGTTCTATCAGCCATGATTGAACAACTACCAGCAGTACCACCTAAGAATAGATACATAAGTATTATTTCATTATATAATCCTTCAGACTTAAGTTCTGTAAATAATGTCTCAGTTGCTCCTGATATCGTTGCGTCTAAAGTACCACCCGCAGTTAACACATCGGCTAAGTAAGCAGCTGCATCAGGGTCAAATGATGATACCTCCTCATACGTTAAATCACACGCTGGTGGAGGAGTTGCTGATGGTGTAGGGGTAGGAGTAGGAGTTGAACTACTTGTTGGTGTAGGAGTAGGTGTAGGTTCGTTAGTAGGTGTTGGAGTCGGAGTAACAGGAGTAGGGGTTGGACCTACACTACCTGATTCTACAAAACCAAACTTAGTCTTAACTTTCTTTGGGTCAAATGACCATGGCTTCATCTTTTTAAGTAGTTCAGCTTGTTTCTCTTCTGTAGATAAATCAGGTACATCTTTAAAACCTAATTTTTTATAGGTTTTAAACTTACCGATGAACCCGTGTTGTATTTCTCCGTTACGTCTACTTCTCTTCATATCCTTTATTTTGGCTTAATGAGGGGGGACTTAACCCCCCTCACTATATAATATAATTATGCTACGATTGTAATACCTGAAACTACAGATGATATATCTGCGTCAAGCTTCATCATAGGTGCTCGTTGGAAGAACGATAACGTAATTGAATATTGAGAGCTATCACCGAATGCAACACCTGTTGCTGCAGCTCCTGCTGATAAATATCCTCCATCAAAATCTTCACCTAAGAAGAATTGATTTCCGTTGTTGTCTTCTACAACCACTTTTATGCCTCTATTTTGAGCTAACAATTTAATTTGGTTTCTAATTAGAGTATCTAATTTGTGGAATACCATAACTAAATCCTGCTGATAAAATAAAGAGCCATTCTCTAATGAATTGTTGATAGTCTCCGTTAAAGAAGAACCACCGTTTTTTCTCAATTCATAAGTGTAAGCAGAACCACTACCATTGATAGCGGAAATCTCACCTGCTGTTTCTGTTACGCCAGTAACATCCGTGAATATGAAAACTTTTCTTAAACCTCCTACGGAAGCAAGACAAGCTAAGTTAAACGAACTCGTTACTGCACATGCTGAATAATCACTCATTTTATTTATTTTTTTTTACAGTTTATTTATGGTTATGCCAAATCATTTGTTACGAAGTTCTCAGGGAATGCGATGTTAGATGCAAGGTTGAATTGTCCTTGTAATCTTACTTCATCATTGTCTCTTGAGTACCACATGTCTAATCTCTCAGTGTCGTCCATAAGACCAACACCAATTACGAATTCAGATGATTTACCTAATACGATTCTATTCTTACCAGTTAATCCTGGTACACCTACTACTCTGATGTTCGTTGCAGGGTGGAAAGTGATAAACTCTTCACCAGCTTCTTCAGGAGAGAAGTGGAAATAGTTAGCAGTTCTCAAGTTCACTACGTAGTTGTTGTAGTTAGCAGGAGACATGAATACGATTAAGTCATCGTCTTGTCTGATTGCTTCAGGACAAGCTGAAATTACTTCGTCAACACAAGTTAACATAGTGTTGTTAGCAGGAACTGTTGCTCCAACTACCGCTACTACACCTGCTGTTGCAGGGTCAATAGTTGTATAGAAACCATCGAATCCGTCAACTGCTACAGTTGCGTTCCATACTTTTGTTTCTACGAACTTTTGAATTTCTTTAACTTTTAATGCTGCGATTTGTTCCTCGAATGGTAACTCCTCGTTTGATGCAGGGTTATTCAAGAACATACCAGCCCAATAATCTCTTAGAGATGTAGGACATAGAGTCTCTTGATACTTGTATAGCTTTGTAGCTAAGTTTCTTTGAGTGAATGTAGTACCTGACTGGTTAGCAGTAGTATCCCATCCACAACCACCATCACCAATTGAGATAGAAGAGCTCAATAAGTTGATAGCTTGTGTTCCTTTTACACCAGCTTGAATATAAACTAATGAAGGAGTTTGCGCTTTTACGATTGACTCAGATAATAACAACCCACCAACTTCGTCAGTGTATGTGTTTAATCCTGTCAAGTCGAAACTAAAATTGTGTTTTTTCATGATATGAAATTTTTTATTGTTTTATTATTATTTTTTACGTAGTTGAGCCAAACGTTCTAGCTTGTCCATTTTCATAGACATAACTTCTTTCACGTATGCACCTTTTCTATCGTAGTGTTGGTCTGCAGCTGGTTCAGCAGCAAACTGACTAAATTTATTACTTAATTCTTCATTAGTATTTTTCAATGAAGTAATCTCGTTATTTAAGTGAGTTAACGCTTCAGCAAAAGTTTCAAGTAGTTCTTCTACTTTAACTTCTTCCTTAGCTTCTTCTTTTTCTTTGATGGATACAATCTTGCCGTCTTTAGTCTCCACTAAAAGTCCGTCTTCTGTTTCATGAACTGCGTCAGGAGCTGGTTGTTGACCTTCTTCCGTTTTCACGTATAAGTCAGCACCTTCTACTAAGTCACCTTTCGTTTCAACAATAGTACCATCAATAAGAGTAGCCGTAGCCATTTCTTCTTTGTCTTCCTTGGAAGCATCTAAAGAACCTTCTCCTTCAACATCAGGGTATTTGATACCTTTGATTACTCCCTCAGCGTCAACAACTACAGTGATACCACTCTTTGTTGTATGTTCACCTTCAGGTGCAGCAACCTCGTTACCTTCCTCGTCAATAACATAAAGCATTTGTCCTTCTTTGAAGTCACCTTCTTCTTTGGTTAGTATCTTAGTACCATCCGCCAAAGTAGCTGAATCAAAGTCTTCCTCAACTTCTTTTTCGATTTCAATTTTTGCTATCTTACCATCATACGCTTTAAGTTTCGTACCATCCTCAAATTTGATTTCTCCATCAGGAGCAGGTAGTTCACCCTCAGGTGTAATGATATAGATTTCTTTTTCCATCTCTAAGCTATCTACGCGAAATTCAACACCGTCTTCTGTTTTGTATACGTCAAACTTTTGTTCAACCATACCGAAGATTTCTTTGATTTTCGATAAAATTTCTGTTCTATTCATATTGAATAATTTTTTGTTTATTGTTTATTAATTAAATAACACATTCTCATTGAACCATCCCTCAATCGAGTAACCGTTCAACTTGCCGTTTTTAATGTCTTTCCAGACCTTTGGGTCATTAACTTTCATAGTGACCACCCACGTCCCCTTAGGGTATTCTAACCCCATTGATGTGGACTTATCAAAGATTGGGTCATCTACTATCCAAGATTCTTTTACGTATGAGTCTGCATCCTTTTCTGAATGTTCGATATTGGACGCATCCAATAACTTAGCCTTCATAAATCTGTCGGCCAATTTACGTGTGTATTCTTCTGAGAAGAATACCCAATAAAATTCCCCGTTAGGCTTTTCAAATGTAGGAGGGGATTTCCTTATTATCATTTTGTTTGGTATGATTGCTGCTCCTGTGATTTCCATCTTCTCATCATCAGCATTGAATTTAAAATCTTCTAATCCTTCATCAACTGAACTCATAGGTACACAGTTAGGTACCTTTCTACCATTCTTCATTTTAGTACCGTATGCAACATATCCTGCTGTACATGGGTTATCACGTAAGAACTCTTCATCTGTTTGTCCTGTTAGTGGTAATGCCAGTCCATCTCCACCCAAGTCAGAACCCTTTGGTTCTTCTACTTTCATTCTTATACTTTGGAGTTTACGTTGTGCCCAAGCAACACCTTCGTCTCCACCCCATCCTAACCATGCGACATAACCTTTGTCTTTCCATGGTGTACCTTTATTCTCTTCTGATATCTCAGCGTTCTTTCTATGTCTTTCAAATGCTGACATTCTGGCGATTGTATCTTCAGAAATATTCTCACCCTTACACAATTGGTTTGCCCTTGCAAGACCTGTTTGGGTCATTCCCTTAACCTCATCTCTACCATGTTCATCAATCCATCTAAGGACCTTACATGCGTTCTCTGATGCAGCTTTGGGGTAATCATTGTAAGACTCAAAGATATGTTTCTCACATGGCATATACCCTACCTCATCCTCACCGTATATATGTTCGTGATAACCACTACATCCAATTTTCTCAGCCATGACTAAAGCTTCTTCTTTGGAATCAAATAATGGTACATCATCTATTATGTCTACAACACCAAATTCTAACATTGATGTCGATATTCTATTGGCTTGTGCTTGTGCCTCTCTCTCAGCTTCCTTATTAATGGTTGCTCTGTTCTTAGTAGGTTCGTTAGGAATGTCCTCAGTACCTGTTAAACCTCTTCTACTACGTGATTTGTTAACAATTGTACCTGTATCTCTGTATGTTAGTTTTTGCCAGTAATGACGACAGTTATAAGAACCTCTAAATTCCCATATTGAATAGAAACCAAACTCAGGGTTAGACATCGCTGAGGTCATTTCATCAATATCCTCACGTCTAAATACTCTACCTTGTCTTAACATCTCAGCACAGAAGTCTCTATTCTTTGAATCTTGTGGTCCTGTATACCTATATCTAATACGATATGCTCCTCTACTGTCTTCTCCTGATACTTCATTAGGGTTTGAGATGACTTCAATGAAGTGATTAGGGTCAGATACCTTCTCTATTTTCTCTAATTCCCATCCTTCAGCCTCTAATGTACCAACGGGTTCACCTAATTTGTTAATCTCAATGGCTAGTTCTATAAGTTGTTCTTTGGTTAAGACATCGTAGATATTCTTTTTCTTACCGTCTTGTTTGAAAGCTAACCAATTACTCTCATGAGCTGGTTTTTCTACTAAGGATATTGCGTCAACAAATCCTGCTAATTCATCTAATTGGTCAATTGTTAGTTCTACTATTCTCATACCTTATCTATAAATATAATTAATACCCCCTAAACACCATTTTAGATGGTACTACGGGACTTTACTTGTCTGTCGAGGGATTGTACTGAACTGACATCAGATGCTACGACATACGTCTTTATTGGTGCTTGTGCTTGTTGTCCATTATTAACTAATGTTTCTAATTCTAAAGATGGTGCTGTACTACTTGTTGAACCTCCACCTGTAAATGATGCTCCTCCACCCATTTCATTCATCATTGATAGTAACGGTGCAAAGGCTGCCGTACTTCTTGCATTGATGACTGATTCTCCATTACTTAGATTTGCAGGAATACTATCTGATGTACCCGAACCTGGTCCTGATACCATACCACCCATTGCAAAGTTTGGTTTACTAACCTCACCTGTTGGTGGTTGTACCGCAACTATCTTAGCGATATTCGCAAGACCACCAGCAACTGCGATAGCGGCAGCAATAGTAGCTCGTACAGGAGATGATGGGTCACCAGGTATTAGTTGTGAACTATAGGCTGTTTGTGCGGCTAAGTAAGTGTTAACGGTAGTCGCCGCAACCGCAGCAGCCTTACCAACCAAAGTACTCTCACCCGCAAGACTCGCCAACGCTCCAAGTGCGTTTGCTGCGACCTGTGCGTTTGCTATCTCAGCATCGGTCTTTCTTTGGTTAACCTGCATCTGTGCAATAGCATTATCTTTCTTGATTCCTGTGATGGATTCCTCATACTGTTTTGTAATTAGTTCTTTCTCCTCAGCTGACAATTCCATATCCGCTAATTCAAGTTCTAACTTCTGTGCTAAGAACTCTTCTAAGTTCTCCAATTCCTCTTCCCTTAACGCACCATCATGGTCACGTTTCATGTTCTCTAACTCTATGTATGTATCTAATTCAGCTAACTTTTCTGCTCTGTCTTTCTCAATCTTAGCTTCTTGTTCTGTATCACGTTTTTCTTGATATGTTGCAGTTATCTCATCTAACTGTCTTTGAGTATCCTCTTCTGTTAAAGTTCTTAATCTCTGTTTTTGGTCTTCAGTGATTTTCATATTCTCTATATCACGTAGAGACTTTTGCTTTGATATCTCAAGGGACGCCTTAGCCCTCTCCTCTTCATCAGTTATAGATTGTGTTTCCAACTGTGCTTCCAAATCATAGAATTCTTGTAGTGCCGCTGCTGCCTCTTCTCTTTCTCTTTTACGTTCAGCAGCTGCCGCTTTACGTCTTGCTCTACGTCTATCTCTTAGACCCTTCTGTTGGTCAGCAATCTCTTTCTGTTTGTCAGCGGTCGCTTGTATCGCATTCGCCACAGCAATCTGTGCTTGGGCAATTTCATCTAATGTCTCTTTGTTTGAATCTGATAGTGCGGCTAACGCTTCAAGGGCAGCGAGTCTATCTTTAGCTAACTGTTCTTCTTGTTTAGATAACGCAATCTCAGCAACCCTTACCTGTTCCAAGGCTGCTTCACGTTCCTCGTAAGATAAGTTCTCATCATTGATTTTTTGTTTTGCTTCAGATATCAAGGAGTTTTGTTGTGCTCTCTCTACATTGAGTTTTCTTGTCGCATCCTCCACTTCTTGTAACATCTTCTTGGCTTGCATAGCAACTTGTACTTCCCTTGCTATCTCATCACCTATACCACTAACTGCACCTTTAACATCTTCAAATGCTCCACTGAAATCACCACTAAAGAACTTAATGATTGCTCCTCCGACCTTAACTACTCTATCCCTTAGTACATCAAGGGCAGTACCAATACCTGTCATTACACGGTCTAATAATTCTCCACCTGCTTTGGTTGAGGTGAATGCTTTGAATAGTCCTGCGAGTGCTCCAACGATAAGGGAAATAACTAATACAACAGGGTTAGCTAATAACGCTTTAAACGCCATACCTAAACCTTGAACTGATTTAACTACTTGTCCTACAATTCCTGGTGCTCCTGCTAATTGAGAACCTAATCCCTTCTGTGCATTCTTAGTCTCAGTGATTGCTTGACCTGTCTTCTCTAATGCATCTTCAGCTTTACCTAAGTCCTTTGCTAAGTCATTCCATTGGTCTGAACCTAAATCAGTATTCTCTAATTCCTTATTTAAATCGACTATGGATTTATTAATGTCGTCTAAGTTCTGAGCAGTCTTTTCAACGATTGCTCCGTTCTCATCTACAAACTTTAACTTAAATACTAATTCTTTCTGTGCCATATCTATCTATAAATATAATTTTATTATGTACAATCCCCAAGTATAGTTACAAGTACGTTTGCTTCAGTTTCTAATTTTATACTATCCGTTATAGCACATACCTGAATTTCTTGTAATG